AGCCCATGCGATGTGTTGTTTATTATTTAAGTTGGAGGATGAATTACTTGGCAAGAGTGAAGAAGAAAGAGCACGAGAAGCTGACACAGGAAAATATACAACACGTGATAAACCTTTTGAACTCGGAGAAACCGATAACCAAAAAGGAAGCCTGTCAGATTTTGAATATTACGTATAATACTACAAGACTTAATAGTATAATACAGGATTTTCAAGACAAACTAAACTTTAGAGCGAAGAGAAAAGCTCAACTAAAAGGGAAACCAGCCAGTGCAGCAGAAATAAAAGAAGCTATAACTTCTTATTTACGAGGCGACTCTGTGTCTCAAATATCCCAAGGTATGTACCGCTCTACGGGGTTTGTACGAGCCATACTCGACCGAGTAGGAGTACCAACACGACCTGCATCAGTAGAGGAACGAAAAGGGTATGCATTTTTACCAGACGAGTGTGTAAGTGATGAGTTTGTAGACGGAGAGACTGTTTGGTCTGCCTTCTATCACGCACCTGCTACAGTAGTGAAAGAAACAACTAACGCTGCGTATTATATTGAAAAGTATGGATGCAAGTGTTATGATGTTTATATCCTACAGGAGACTAGCGAATTCCTGACAGTGGGAGGATTCCATGCTGCTGCACTCGCGTACGATTTAGGAAAACTTGCACACCTCGAAGAACACGGAATCGATATTGAAAAAATTTAGTGCATACCAAAAAAAGTTCTTGACACAAATGTTAAATAGAAGTATAATAGTATTTTAAAAATGAGGAAACCACATGGGCGACCGATTTTATTTTCAACAACAACAAGCAAGAGGAAAACGCAGAATGGCGTGGACAGACGAGAAAAAAGCAGAAGCAATAGAAGCGTATCAGGACGCAGAACCAACTCCTGAAACTTCAATGGAAATTGTAAAAGAGATTGCAGACGACTTGGGAGAAAGCCCCAACGGAGTTCGTATGATATTGACCAAGGCAGGTGTCTATGTAAAAAAGACTCCCGCTACAGCGAATGGTGGTGGGACTTCCTCAGGTGGTACACGCGTATCTAAGCAAGCAGCTCAGGATGCCCTTATCGCTGCAATCAATGACAAAGGCTTGTCAGTAGACGAAGATATTATATCTAAGTTGACTGGTAAAGCAGCTCAGTATTTCACAGGCTTATTGGCCGACTAGTACTCCCTCGGGTGAGATCCCCGAGGCTTTTTTTGTTTCTTAAGTGTAGGACAGTAAAAGATTTTACCCACCTAACTAAGGAACAGCGTGAAGAAGGAAGAACTAGCCAAACTTGTTGATGAGTATGGCGATGCTATCATTACTTATCGTAGTGAGAACTCTAAGAAGCTGAAGTACAATGTCTGTACGTTAGACTTTAGTACAAAATACATTCGAGACAAGAAGAACCGAGCGAGAGAATCCAGTGAAACCCTACTATTATTTTGTTGGGACACGGATTCTTATCGCCTGTTGAAACCTAAGAATGTAACAAGTGTAGTACCACTTGCATCAGTGCTGAAGAACGACTCATGATACAAATACATGAGCCAGCTCCAATATATGAGCATATAATACACTACGATGAAGAGAAACAAGTACAAGTACGAATCTCAGTAAATACTTTTAAGGGTGTTGAGTATCTGCACCTACGAAAGTATTACATGGACTTTTTTGAGGAATGGAAGCCTACACCAGAAGGTATAGCAATGCCGATTGACTTCAATAACTCCAGAGAACTTTTTCGCGCACTCACAGAGATACTATCTCTAGCAGAGTCCCGAGAGATCATAGAGGAGAACTTTCAAGACCTTGTTGATAATTTATATAAACACGATTATGATGGACAACCAGATGAAGCACAGGAGTGGCATGACTTTGACCCCGATTGCTAAAAATAATTCTTGACTTTTGTTCCCTTTTCTAGTATAATATATAAATATGAGTGAGAATACTAACAAAAATTCAATAGCAAAGCAATACTACGAAGGTGGTAACAGTCCTTTGACTGACACTGAGTGGGACGCTTTGTATGACGGGCTTGAAGAGATCGGGTATACTCCCGACTCTGGAGTTCCGCACAAGTATCAAATGTACTCTTTACAGAAAACATTTGATAATGAAGAGCTGGAGAACTGGCTCAGAGTAAAACACGAAGGGCAGTTAGTAACCTGCACTCCTAAACTAGACGGAGCGGCAGTCTCCATCATGTATCGAGATGGTAACTTATCTTCCGCCCTCACAAGAGGAAATGGAAAGATTGGTCTTGACATTCTGAATAAGATCCAGTATCTTGTTCCGACCAAGATAAACTATCTAAAAGAGATACAGATTGATGGAGAAGTTGTCGCTCCTACGTCTATACCTAATGCTCGCAACTATTCTGCGGGGTCGCTAAACCTCAAAGATCCGCTAGAGTTCAAGGCACGCTGTAACGAACTTCGGTTTGTTGCCTATGATATGCGTCCATACTTTATCGAGTCTTGGGTAGATGTCCTGCAGATGGTAGAGTCGTTCGGTATTAGTACAGTTTATTCCATTGATGCTTCGTTGTATCCTCAAGACGGGAGAGTTTTCCGACTAGATGATACAAAGTATTGGAGCGAGCAAGGATTTACTGCACACCACCCAAGAGGTTCTCTTGCTTTCAAGGAACAGAAAGATGGTGTGATAACTACGCTGAAAGATGTTGAGTGGCAAACAGGTAAGTCTGGAGTAGTCACACCAGTGGCTATTCTAGAGCCTGTTATGATTGGAGATGCTCTTGTACAGAGAGCAACCCTACACAATATGGCTCACATCGAGCAGTTGGGACTTGAAATCGGATGTAAGGTCGAGGTCATACGAAGTGGTGAAATTATCCCCCGTATTGTCCGAAGAGTTGAGGAAAAATAATTCTTGACATGAGACCTAATTTTTCGTATAATATATTTTCATTTTCAGAGGAATCTTTATGCAAGCGATACTAGCACCTGAAGTTTGCCCCTCTTGTGGTAGCCCCCTTGAGTGGAGAAACGATATGCTTTATTGCGAAAATATCCTGTGTCCTGCTCAGATTCAGAAACGGATTGAGCATTTCGCAAGATCGCTAAAGATCAAGGGGCTTGGCCCAAAGAGCATAGAAAAGTTGGGACTCACCTCCCTTCTCGATATCTACAATCTTTCGTATTATAGTATCAAGGGTGCTCTTTCCTCTGAAAAGCTAGCTATAAAACTTTTAAGAGAAATCAATCATTCAAGAAAAGCTAGTATGAATGATGTATTACCTGCATTTAGTATTCCGTTGATCGGAAAGACTGCAGCAACTAAATTGTCCAGCAAAATCAAAAGTCTCTTTGATCTTGATGAGGACAAGTGTAAAGCCGCAGGACTTGGGCCGAAAGCAACAGAAAGTTTGCTTAGCTGGTACTCTAACGAGTTTGAGGACAGTCTTAAGAAACTACCTTTTGACTGGCAGTTTCAAACTCCAAAAATTGCAACTGAAACAAAGGGCGCAGTATGTATTAGCGGCAAACTTTCAAGTTTCAAAACAAAAGCAGAAGCTACAAAGGCTTTATCATATGCAGGATATGTGGTAAAAAGCAGTTTGACAAAGGATGTGATATTCCTAGTAAATGAGTCAGGCATAGAGTCTGCAAAAACAAAAGAAGCCCGAGAACGGGGCATAACAATAATTACAAGTCTAAATGAATGGATAGGAGACTAAACTATGGCAACCCTGCCTAAGTGGACAGACGAGCGTACCGAAGAGCTCACAAATTTCATCGGTGATGAATCCCCAGTATCACAAGACACTGTTGCAGAAGCAGCAGAGCAGCTTGAGACTACTACAAGGTCAGTTTCTAGTAAACTGAGAAAGATGGGTTACGAAGTAGAACTTGCTTCAGCAAAGAGCACTCGTGCTTTCTCTGAAGGACAAGAGGCTACACTTGCAGCTTTTGTTTCAGACAATAGTGGCGAGTATACCTATGCTCAGATTGCTGAGAACTTTGAAGGCGGAGCATTTAGTGCAAAGTCTATACAAGGTAAGATTCTTTCAATGGAACTTACTGACCATGTGAAACCAGCTCCCAAAGTGGAGACTGTTAGAACGTACTCTCCTGAAGAGGAAGAGACTTTCATATCTATGGTAAACGAAGGAGCATACGTCGAAGCAATCGCCGAAGCTCTTGACCGTAGTGTAAACAGTGTACGAGGAAAGGCTCTCAGCCTACTTCGTTCTGGTGACATTGACGCTATTCCCCGTCAAGAACACACCAAAGGTTCTGCAAAGAGCGATCCTCTAGCAGAGCTGGGAGATGTGTCTGACATGACAGTCGAAGCAATCGCAGAGTCGATTGGCAAGACTGCAAGAGGTGTAAAGACTATGTTGACCCGAAGAGGATTAACAGCGTCTGATTATGATGGTGCGGCTAAAAAAGAAAAAGCTGCCGCCAGCTAAATTAAAATAGTGTTAATTTTACAGCCGTGATGAGGGGTCGTTGCGGCTGTACTCTTATCGGGGGAATCGTTGAACATAGCAAGTGCTTACTTGAAGCAAGTATTAGACCTGCAAGATTTCGAGTCTTGGTCTTCCACTCGCAAGCACTATTTGCCCACAGCATACCATCGGCTCTTCACAGAGATCGATAAGCACTGTGAGAAGTTTCACCGACTCCCCACCCTTGAGGATCTAAAGTTCGAGATCCGTGATACATCTACCAAAGAACTACTCTTTGCGATAGATGCCATCGATGTGGAAGCTGAGCCTTTCATGCTTCTACAGTACCTCAAGAATGAGTATACTCAGAAAGAGATACTCAAGTCTCTTGAGGATTATGTTGACAACTCCATATCATTCGAGGATGCGGAGGAGTCAGTAAATCATCTACATCAGATAGTTCTTGATATCGAAGAAAAAGTAGAACTTCAAGAACCACAAGAGAGTATGCAACGTATTCCCTTGTTTGAACCAGATGAAGAACTTGGAAAGTACCTGCCTCTCGGTCTAAATACGGAGTATGACCAAGACATCACGTTCTCCCCCCGAGACTTGATTCTTGTCGGAGGCCGTCGCGGGGCAGGGAAATCTATCACTTGTGCGAACATAGCTAACTCAGTCTATGCTTCTGGCAAGTCTGCCTTATATTTCACCATTGAAATGGACAGTCGTGCAATACTGCAACGGTGTTGTTCGATTGCCACTGGCGTACCTTTCTCTCGCTTACGAACTAAGAATCTTAGTATTCCTGAGTGGGAGCAAGTAGCTAGTTGGTGGGCTGCAAGATATAGTGATAGTCAGGAGAGACTGGCAGAGTATCGAGAACATCGAGACTTTGAGAAGTTTCATGATAAGTTAAAGACTAGCTGTGAGCTTCTCCCGACTCAACAGCTGGACGTAATTTATGACCCTAGCTTGACTATCTCTAAGATACGCTCAGAACTTGATAAGAAAATCAAAAGCAAGATGGACGTTGGCGTGATTATCGTTGACTACATCAATCAAGTTAAAAGATCCAGTATGCCCTCCCGTAGCGGGCAGTATGACTGGACAGAGCAGATTGAAGTTAGTAAAGCACTGAAGAGTATGGCACAAGAGTTTGAAACCCCCGTCTTCTCGCCATACCAAACTGACGCTAGCGGTGAGGCTCGTTTTGCCAAGGGAATACTGGACGCAGCAGATGCTGCATACAGTCTTGAAACTTGGTCACAGGAAGATAATTGTATTACCTTCAAGTGTGTAAAAATGCGAGCTGCCGCTATGCGTGATTTTTCTTCTTACATGGACTGGGAGACACTCAAGATTGGTCCAGAGACCGCTCTTACTCCCACGGAAAGAGAGGATAATGACCAAAAAACTGGTGAAGACATAGACGACATCTAAAATAGTTCTTGACATTTGCATCTATTTTTAGTATAATATATATTCAAAATATGGAGGCTTTATGATTGTTAGAGGCAGTATGAGATATTCACCTAGTGGTAGAAAGAGACCAAACAAATCATTATATACAAACAAGCGTAGGGTACAGTATATGCAGCTTCATGCAAGTCCCGAGCCTGTTCGTCGTGAGACACCTGACTACCCGTCAGCACCGCTCACTCCTTACAAGCCACGTCCAAGAGATGACTGGAAAGTACAGGCTTCTTCTGGATATACTATTGCGCCTGCTTACAACAAAGGTGCATACCAAGTAATCAGCGAAGATAGTATTGAGGATATTGGTAAGTAGTGTTAATGGCATTTTTACTTATAGTTCTCGTAGATGGAGAACCTGAGAATACAGCAGGGATGCTGTTTCGTGATATAAACAGATGTAACTATTTCTCGGACAGAATTGAAAGAGGTGTATTCGTACACGGACAACGATTTAGAAATTCACAAGTAAATATAACAGCGTACTGTACACCACGGATGGTACCAGAGGAGACAAAATTTTGGGATTAGCACCTGATTTTAAGTTTACACAACAAGATTTAACTGAGCTCAATGGTGACGGAAACCGTGAGCGTGGACGCAATGGGGAAGATACACGAATCTATGTAGAGAGTGATCTACCTCAGGAAAAACAAAAGCATCAAGGATGGTTTTGGAGCTACCCAGAGAAAAAATTTTATAGATGGGACAACAAACCTCGGTGAATGTAGAAACATTACTGACAAGTAAAAATATATACTTCATGCCGAAAGGTAGCGACTTTCTTGTTCGCTGTCTGAACCCCGAGCATGAAGATAAGAACCCAAGTATGAGAATTGACCAGATTACTGGTATATTCAACTGCTTTTCTTGTGGTTACAAGGGAAGTTTATTTAATCATTTTGGGGAAAGGGCAAACCAATTACAACAGCAGCGCGAACTTTTCAAGAAGAAAATTATACAAAAGAGGTCTGAAAGTGTTGGCTTGTCCTTTCCCCAGAATAGTTTACCATATGTAGGAAACTGGAGAAACATTCGTCCAGAAACCTACAGAAAATTTGAAGCGTTTCAGCACCCTGACTCTGACTATGTAGGAAGAATAGTATTTCCTATAAGAGACATTGCAGGGCGCATAGTTGCGTTCCAAGGGCGGCACACAGCAGACGGGAGGCCAAAATATAAATTTACTCCTCCAGGCGCAAAACTTCCGTTCTTCCCGATAGTGGATTTTATACAGGGTTCCGCTATCCTAGTTGAAGGCATTTTTGACATGATAAACCTTCATGATAAGGGATTGACAAATGCTGTGTGCTGCTTTGGAACAAATAATTACAATGAAGCAAAATTATCAATGCTCCGAGTACAAGGAGCAGAATACGTTGAAATCTTTTTTGATGGAGACGATGCGGGACAAAGTGCCGCAGAAAAACTAAAGACTGAGTGTGAGAAAGTTGGTCTCGTAGCCAGGAATGTGCATATCAAAGACACAGATCCAGGTGCACTCAGTCAACTTCAAGTAGATAAGTTAAAGGAGAAGTTATATGGCTAAAGTTGCCTTAGTAGAAACTAAACCAAG